TTCGACCCAAAGAAAATCGTTACTCATTACAACTCCATAATAAAAAATAAAAGAGGGTCATAAGACCCTCGGCATAAGGTCAGTATTAACTGTACCTTATTTCAGTTGAGTAGTCAACTCAGAAACAATATCTGCTTTGGTAGATGAAGTCGGGACGTTGACACCTTGAGATGTTGCAAGTGACAAAAGATCAGACTTCTTCATACGCATGAGCGCTGACTCGGACGGAAGATCCGGTGCGGGTGGTGCTGCTGGTGCTGGATTAGCAGGGGTCGAGGGGTCAACGTGCTTGCTCCCAGGACGGATGATGTAAAAGATTACACCTGCTAACACCACCAGTAAAACGATTGCGAGTTCCATAGATTACTCCTCTGTTTCCCCTTCTTCGTTTTGCGCTTCTTCAACCTTCTGAATCAGCGAAATGCACTGATCGCGCAGTTGCCCAATGGTTGAAAGTTCTTCGCCGCGGAAACCGCCGCGAGATGAAACAGTGTCAACCACAGCAACTGTGCTGCGAGCGACACGGTTTACCAGGTCGATCATTTCAGTATTCATGAATTACTCCTTAAAATTTACTTGTTTTCTGTAGCGCTACCCAATACTCGACATTGGATTCTGTGTTCACAAAGTGTGAAATTAGTTTCGATGAGAGATACACGTCATAGTCGCCATCAATCATCTTGAGATTATTAATGTTGAAGATCATCTTGAAGTCTTCAGCGTCAGAGTTACCGTCAACTGCAATCTTCAATGTGTTCGAAGTTGGGTCTTCGTTGTTCAAAACAGTCAGAACAATAACACCGTCTTCTTTTGTCACCGCCACCTCAGTGTGACCAAACACAGATGCGGCACGCTTAATTCGACTCATAGTTTCTTGATCCAAGCGGAAAGAAACATCAGGGTCGGGCATAGAAACATCCTTATTTGAGGTGGTCAGCATATTAGGGTCAGAGTAAAAATACTTGACGCTCGATCGACCCGAACCATCAGAGATAGTCAGGAACTTTTCCTCGAATGCGATACGAGGCGAGTCGACCAGATTGAGTACGCTAAGGAACTCGCTTAGGTCATACACACCGAACGAAGAAGGGAACTCAACGTCTACTTCAGAGCGCGCAAGAACCGTCTTCGCCTCAGATACTGTACGAAGAATGTTACCCTCTTGAATAACGATGTTCGAGTGGATGGATGCAAAGTTACGAAGAACTTGCAATGTGTTTTCAGATAATTCCATAATCATTAACCCTTGTTAGTAATACATCTATTATGCAAAAAAATAAACGAAAAATCAAGCTACTTGACTGAAGTTTTTACGTTTAACGAACTCAATCTTGGATTCGAACTTACCATCGAGCAGTTCACCCTTATGAGATATGATGAATACATTGGTGTCATCATCCAAAGTATCTAATATTTTTGTCAGGTTGTCAACCCCGTCGGCGTCCAGACTTGAGTCAAACGTTTCGTCAAGAATCAGTAGGTTAGTTGCAACTGAGTTCTTCATCTTGGCAACCTGCCGCCATGTAAATAGTAGCGCCAAGTCGATACGTTGCTTCTCGCCCTCAGAGAATGAGTCATACGAGAACGCATCACGGTGGCGCGACTTGATGGTTTCTTTGAAGGTATCGTCGAGGTGGAACGAAACGAAGAAGTCCAGCACCTGTAGATACTTGTTGGTGAGATTATTGATCACGGGCAAGTATTGCTTAATGATCTTAGTCTTGATGCCCGTATCTTTCAGCATCTCAGTGATCACCACGTGATATGATGTTCTGTCGGCAAGATTAGATTTCGCTTCAACAACCTCATACTTTTGTTCGGTCAAAATATTCAGTTCTTTTTCTGCTGTTTCGATATCGCCTGTATCCTGCTCATACTTGGTAAGTTGTGACTGCAGTTCAGTAATCCTGCGTTGGTACTCACTTACCTGCATGTTTCGCTTATCGATTTCAACGACCTTGGCGGTGCATTGATCAATCTCCTCTTCAAGTTCAGAGAGGGTTCGCTTGAGCGTTCTTACCTTTGCTGCTGCTTGGTGCCTACCTTCTTCGAGTTGGTCCCACTTCTTTGCGGAAGAGTCGACTCTTTCCTGTTTAAATTCTTCATCGATACCTTGATCGCAGGTGGGGCATGTTGCGTTGTTTTCATAAAATGTAATTTCCTTATTCAGTTCTTTTTGTTTCACTCCGAACTGATAATCGTACTTCTCGACTTCAGATATCTTTTTAATTGTATCTGTCGACTTAACCTTGAGCGCATCTAGCGAGTCGCGATCTGCTTCCTCCTGCGATGCACGAAGTTCTTCAATGGTTTCTTCAAGTGCTTTGATCTCATTGAGTTTCTCATACTTCGCTTCTTGGTTCAGATCATGAAGTTTCTCGACATATCGTTTCTGCGTCTTGACCTTCATCTCAACTGCATCCAAGTCGGCGATGTTCGCTCGAACCTGCTCCTTGAGGACAGACTGACGCTCCTTGAGGATACCGTTCATCTTGGAGAATACATTGATGTCCAACAGATCTTCTATTACGTCACGGCGAATATGCGAGGGTAACTGCATAAATGGCACGAACGATGACGAACCCAGAACAACAATCTGATGAAACGACTTGTGGTTTAGTTTCAGAATATTCTGCTCTAGGACTTTCTGGTACTCTTTATTGTGCGAGTCCTGATTCACTAGGTTGCCATCGCGCCATATCTCAAAGCGCACAGGTTTAATACCCCGCACGATCTTGTAGTCTGAACCGTTGACCGAGAACTCAACCTCAACCAAGCAGTTCTTTTGATTGATAGAGTTGATCAGTTGTGGTTTGTTGACATTGCGGTGTGCCTTGCCGAACAGAGCAAACGACAGCGCGTCGAGCATGGTAGACTTACCGGCACCATTCTGCCCGACAATCAGCGTTGATGAGTTTCTGTTAAGATCAATTTGCGTGAACGAATCACCAGTACTAAGAAAGTTCTTGTACCGTAGCATTTTAAAAAATATCATACGAGTTCTAGAGTCTGCGCCTCAATCATTAGTTCATGAACCATGCTCTTGATCCGATGTTTATCGAGCGGAGTATCAACAGCATCAACATAACTATACAATAAATCTTCGGTAGAGTCAAGAGAAACTTTTTCATCCTCGACTGACGACCCCACGAACTCCTCAAAGTTCTCAGCAATTTTCAACTCATGTATGCGGCGAGAGTTGATACGATCAACAAACTTCTCAAAGAGTTTGGGGTTGGACTTGTTGACTACAATCAGTTTGACAAACTTTTCGTCAATGTCAGGAAGCTTACCTGCATTGTAATAGTAGTCTGCCTTCTCGCGTGTATCGTCATAGTAAATCTTTTCGAATAGTCGAACAGGGTTCTCTACCGCTTCCAATTCACGAGTATCAGTGTCAAAAACATGGAAGTATTTTGGATCGTGTGCATCGTTCCAGAAGAACTCCATTTGCGATCCAAGGTAGTGAATATTGCCGCTTGACGACTTGGTATGGAAGTGTCCCGTCAGAACGCTCTCAAATCGCTCAAACACGCTTGCAGGCATTCCCTCCGTACAAGGTATACCCGCTTGCATTTCGAACCCTGCAATCTCTAAATGCGCCCCCACATGCGTCGCTTTACACTTGGATAAAAAGCGCATTGATTCCACCTCGTTTTCGTGGTTTATCCACGGGATCAATGCGAAGTCTAGACCGTCATAATTCACCACCATTGGTTTCTCAATGATGCGAACTTCTTGCATGTAATGCCCAAGTAATTCTTTCAGAGCATTAAGGTTATTTGTGTTCTTGTAATATACGTCATGGTTTCCTGGTATGATGTCCATGTGTATCTGTAGTTCTCGGAGTTTCTCCAGAAAGATCTTCCGATTGTGTTCGAGTGCTTTGAAATTAATAAACTTACGATTATCGTAATAATCGCCCAGGTGCAGAATCTTTTTGATGCCGTGCTGCTCAAGATGCGGGAAGAAAACGTCACGATAAAACTTTTCCTGATAGTCCATTAATATTTCGGATGAATTACGAATACCGCAATGGGTATCGTTAAGAATAGCGATCTTCATTATATATTAGCCAACTGTACAACAATGATGAATAATAGGATATTTGTCATAAACAATTCTAGGGCGAGAATGGTATGATACCAAACCCACCTAGTCTTATATGCATTTTCGACGTTTAAGTTTTCAGGATTAGGGTCTTCATTCGGTTTAGATGCCAAACGTAAACCCTTGGTAAAGAATTTAATCCACCCCATACTCTTCGTCCTCTCCTATGAACTCACTGAGATCAGAGTCGACTTTTCGCTTGCGCTTTTGTCGCTGACCCTTTCCATATTCCTTTACTACTTTATCTGATTCTTTCACTAAGTCAATTCGTTCACGCAGTTCATCTACAAATGCCTGAGTTTGACGGAATGCTTCGTCATTCTGCGACTCCTCAGAAATTAGATCTTCAATGCCACTCTCAGTCAGATAGCGCATCTTGATGTCTTGCTGCTTTTTCTCTCGCTCAATGCGGCGGAGGAATGCATACCATGAGATCTGTGTGAAGTACGCAAAGGCATTCGGTTTACCTGTTCGCGTAGCAGTCTCAAGGTTATAGTTGTCAATCGCTTTCAAGCAGTTCTCAACTGCGTCCATCATCATTTCTTCGCGATAGGTGTATCGTACAAAGTTTGCTTTGTGCGACAGACCCTCAGCGATCTTTAAAAAACATGAAGCGATATAGTTATTGATCTGAGGTTTATCCATCCCCTGACTTTCTACTTCGCGCGCGTGCTTTACATACTCAACCACCGCCTCAGAGAACTGAGCGTTGTTAACATAATGCGGTTTGTCTTTCGCTTTCATACAGATACCCTTACCTCAAATACTTCATACATTATACAAAAAAAATAACTAAAAATCAAGGCTTTACTTTATCGTTGAAAATTAGTAAAATCAAGCCATGGATCGCAGGGGAGAATATATTAGTGAATCGAATCAGGTCCTGGAAACTTAATCACATTGGATGGACTATCAGAATCGTTATGCATTTCATCCAATGCATTACTTTTTTCTATCTCATCAATTAATGAAAGTATTTCTTTTTGCATTTCTTCATACTTTCTTTGTTCTTCTTTCTCATTATAATTGAATGGATCATTCATCGATGAAGGTAGTGACGCAGGTTCAATTTGTTTAGATTTGGATCTATAGTACATTTCGCGTTTAGCATTAATGAACTCGACATTGAGAATCTCATTGGGGTATACGCAAGCAACAATCTGTTCTTTGGAGATTGAGATATACTGATCAGATTTTTCTGCCATGGTAAACCAAGGTTTGAACATATATTTTGTTCTAGTTCCATTGACAATTTGTTGCATCAGTAACAATGCATTATGTACGATATAATCGGTGTCGTCATCTTCTGGCCAGTCTACGACCTGACATATAATTTCTTCACCGTTTGTCAATTTGAATTGCATCACATTCGACAGCATAATTAAATTTCTACCTGAGTAATTTTATAGGGGAATTTCTCTTTAGTATATATCTTAATTCTTTCACCGCTATGCAGCAGAGTGAAGTTCTTCTTGGATTTCCAGTGCAGATCGTCTGCGATATCGTACAGTTTAGTCACCGATCCGTCATCAGACAAACGAAGACCCCGACCTATCGATTGGAGTACTCGGATTTGACTTTTTGATGGAGATGCAAATATAACATTATGCAGATTTTTGATGTTAATACCAGTGGAGAAAGTGCCCAGAGAAGCGAGTATAATGCTATTCTTTTGCTTGTCCACAATATTCCTGATCTGTTCGCGGTCTGTTGTTTTTGTTTCGCCCGAGACGAAAAAGAGTCGTTGTCCATCTTGTAATCTCGACTCAATTAAATCCCGTAGACCCTTGCCGTGGCGATCCACAAGGTTAAACAGAACAAGTGTATTTCCAGTTTGATTGACTGCAAGATTTGCGATAAACTTGTTTCGCTTTTCGTATGTGACGAGGAAATCAATTTCATCTTGGTAACTCCTATTCTCTGTCGGTCTACAAAACTCTTCGGTATACTTTAGTAGGATTATGTCAATGTCGAGTTGTGCAAGCGCTTCTTTCTTTTGAAGTTCGTGCGTTGTAATGACCTTCTTAACAGGTCCGAACAGTCCCTCAAGAACTAATTTGTGAACCTGTGTGCCATCCAATGTACCCGTGGTGCCGAAACGATATTCAGCATTAATCGCTTTATTCATAATCGAAGACAGCGACTTGGACTTGAATCCGTGTACTTCGTCGCCTATGATACAACCGTACTGATGAAACCAGTTAGGGTGTAATTTGTAGATTGACTGCCATGTTGATATGACAATCGGGCATTCCGTTTCCTTGTCCTTTCCGGAGTAGATGCGATGGCAGTTTGCCTCGACATCATACCCGTACTCGGAAAAATCTTTGTACATCTGCTCCACGAGCGATGTGGTCGGAACAACCAGGAGGATTTTTTTATTGTGGTTTTCCAAATACCAGCGCGAGAGCAGGTAAATGATAAACGACTTACCCGAACCTGTCGGGGAAACGAGAATGCATCTTTTGTTTTCAATACCGTGTGCTATAGCATCATACTGATAGTCGCGAGGTTTAAATGGCAGATTCAGAGTGTCAAACCACTCCATTGTTTTCATATGATTTACGGTGTTCTTATCGTATGGATACCCATATGGACCTTCTTCGACCTTGATCCCGTATCCTCGCTGGATGGCAAACTTCTTGATTGCCCAGTACAGTCCCGCGTTGATCTCACCGTTGGTGCGATTGAACATACGGATCTTTCCGTCCCACACCTTCTTCTTAACACTCGGCATAAACTTAGCGCCAGGAACCTCGAATGTAAAATATTCTGACAACTCAGAGACGACATGCGGCGCGCACTCTATCATCTGCAGCATCGAATAATCTTTCATTCTCAGTTTAATTACTTCCATTAA